TCTATCTTTGCACCTTCTAAAGCGGATATGGCGTAATTGGTAGCCGCGCCAGACTTAGGATCTGGTGCCGAGAGGCGTAGGAGTTCGAGTCTCCTTATCCGCACAACCTTTTGTAAAATTCTAGATACCAGAATATTACAAAAATTACCGGTTTTTCAGACATGCCGGTACGTTTTTTCAGACAGGTTTGGCGTGGGGACGCGAAAATCTGAACCATGAAAAAACAAGTTGATGTTGTGCTTCCTTACCTGGTGAACTCCGGGAAATCCTATTTCGTGGAATACAGGTGTTTTTATCCTTCATCAAACAGGATGGAGCGATTCCGTATTTACAAGGGATTCGCAAAACTGAAGCCTGTAGAAGTGGATGCCTTTGCCCAGCAAATCATAAACTCATTTTCGTTGAAACTGAAATCAGGCTGGAGGCCGTGGCTGAGTGATTCAGTTATATACCAGGATGAAACGGAATATTTCAATGTAGTATCCATTGCTGGCCAGACACGACGGGATAAAAACCATATCAAAAGATACTTCAGCGAATTCCTTATTTATAAGAAAAGTGATGTAAGCATTAAGAGCTATGAAAGCTATCAGTCGAAGATCAGGCGGTTTCAGATATGGCTAGTTAAAAATGGATACGGTGATCTTCTATTGAGAGAGATATCGAATGACATAATATCAAAGTACTTTTTTCACCTGATTCAGGTGAGAAAACTGGATTCGATTACTGTAAAGAATTACCGGGTCCTGATCAGTGCTATGTTTATTTATTTCATCAGTAAAAAGTTGGTAACAGATAACCCGGTGCATGATTTACCAAAAGCTACCAAGTTAGTGGATAATGCCGCCCGGCCTTTAACCGATAATGATATGAAGAAGTATTTAAATTACGTTACCAGGAATGATACTCAAATGATGTTGGCCAGTCTGTTTCAGTTTTTTTTATTACTTCGCCCTAACCAGGAACTGAGGCTTATGAAAATTCAGGATCTTGATTTGCACCGGCAATCAGCCTTTGTGCCGGATAACACTGCCAAAATGCGAAAGCGGGTTGTTACCATTCCCCGGGCATTAAATGATCTGATTGAAAAGTATAAGTTGATGGAGTACGCTCCGGATTTTTACATTTTCGGCAAATACGGAGAACCAGGGCCGGTTACGATCGGGAAAAACCACTTTAACCGCAAATTCAGAATTTACTGCAACATACTCAAGCTTTCAAAGAAATACTCCTTTTATTCACTCAAGCATACCGGTGCCGGCACCTTGATGGAAAGCGGAGCTACCCTTGCTGAGCTAATGACACAGCTTGGCCACACAAGTTTTGAAAGTACAATTCACTATGTACGCAGGCATTTTGGTGAGAAGTCGCAGAAAGTAATTAATCTGCGACCTGAATTCCTGAAAGGTATTATATAGACTTAAAATATCTTACAGTCTGAATTATTGTAATTCCGATGGCTATTACAACAGCTCCAAATAAGATATATCCGCCTATAATCAGAGACTTCTGCCATCTTGTAATATAGTTAACCCGCTCAGGTGGCTTTTGAGTCACATGCTTTTTACTTTCCTTTATCTGTGTGATCCTGATGGCGTCCTTAATTTTAGCAACAATGGTACTGTCCTTTTGTTCCAGCTCATGCCTAAGTATTCCGTTCTCGATCCATGCCCGGGATTCCGCAAAAGAAGTGTTAAGAATTGATTTTTTGGAAGAAACCTTTCCGCTTTTATCGACTTCCACAGGGATTTCAACTATTTTAACCTCCCCAGGTACTTTGATGTAAATAGTTGTATCCTCAGTAACTGTTTTTGTTTCCCGGATAATCATAATACTGTCTGATCCTCCCTGGTTACATCCCCACTTAAATGCTGCAGCTTCACATTTTCGCTGCATGCGTTTTTCTATTCGTTCTGGTCGGGTAGTAGTGCACGATGACAGTATCACCAAAATGCATAAAACTCTAAGTGTATTTTTCATTGATTTGTTTGTTTTATTAATCCGTTGATTTTCTCTATAAGACTATTGTTTTCGCGTTTTAATGATTCAATCTGATCATGCATTGCGGCTTGACCAGTAATTAACTCAACATTTTGCTTTTTAACCAGGTCAAGTTCTTTGATTGTTCGCTGAAGCTTCTCGAGCAGAATGCAATTTTCTTTTTCCAGATTGGCTATCTGAATTCTCATTGATGACTGAGCATCCAGCAGCTGAGCATTCTGGCTCTGTATATCAACCAGTCTATTAAGTGTAGTAGTGTAATTCTTACTCAGAATCTCGATTGAGTTTTGAAGCTCGCTCAGAAAATCGTTGTTTCTCTTTTTTCTGGAAAATAACCAGGTTACTATTCCTGTTAATGAGCCACTGGTAATAGCAGTAATTAGAAGATCGAAACCCATTTTATTTGAAATTAAAGTATTTAAGAGGGTCAACCCATGACCCGTTCTTTTTTACGGTAAAATGTACATGAGGTCCGGTACTGGCACCTGTATTTCCGGATAAAGCAATGGTATCACCCATATTAACGCTATCACCTATTTTTTTTAACTGCTCACTCAGATGTGCAAATCCAAAACGGATACCGCTTTGCGATACCATGGCCATACTTTTACCGCCTTTATCGTGATTCCATACTTCAGTAATTTTCCCTGACTCAGGGGCCTGAACCGGAGTTCCCACAGCTACAGCGATATCAACGCCATTGTGAAAACTTTGAGTTTTTTTAACAGGATGGACCCGGTTACCAAATCGGCCGGTAATTCTTCCTTTAACTGGTGAGATCATGACCTTTATCTTTTATGCTAATTAAAGGTCGTTTAGTGCGATTTTAAAGGACAAATTAATAAGGCAATAAAGTAAGTTCTGCGATGCCGGCACCGTTCCGGCCAATGCTTCCGCGGTACTCTGCAATCAGATAATTTACGCCATTTATTGAATATTTTTTCGAGAACTTTAATCCCTGCAGAAATTTGTCATCCGGAAGGATCCTCACCGTGACTGATGGTGTTGTTGTCCTCCAGGTGAGATATCGCTTCCATTTCTTTTCATATAAGCCATTTTCGCCATCAAGTCTGAGTGATAGTTCGGCTCCATCAATAGCAGCTCCGGAAGGATCGTAGATATCATTGCTGGCAAATGGGTAGTCTGCAGCTTCACTATCGGGATGCATACCATGGTAGAACAGGATCCCGGCCACCCATTTCGTTTGAAACATTTCTGGAGCGCCTTCGAACTTTCCGGCCTGGTGGCTGGCAGGTATTAGCCATCCGCGGCCCGTTGATCCTAATACATCATCGATAAGCTGAGGGCTTCGCATTAAAACAGGACATAGCTCGCTGCTTAGCTCCTGTGTATTAATTCCTGTCTCTATTTCTGTAATGAAATTATTTGAATGCCTTACCCAATCAAATCTGTAAGTATCCGGATTATACTTCCAGACATAATAACCACTTAGAAGAGTTACGTAATAACAATCATTCAATGTTCCGGCTGCCGGAAGATCAAAAAAAGTCGCAGCTACACCCATATAATTTAAACCCTCGAGAGATTTCACATTCTCAAAATATTTATCTGCTGAAGGCCCCTTCTGAATGAGTTTTATTCCTGTGATTTTCTTTTCGATGTTAACCCTGAGCGGTTCTGTTACCAGGTGAGTGATATCCTCACACGCGAGTTCAGTCAGGATATTTTCAAGAAAGTTGAATGTCAGGATCTTTCTTTGATTATCGATTTCATATGACATGCCAAACAAGTTTCCTAGATGCTTGAGTAAGTCATAAACGGTCCAGTCCGGAACATGATCCTGCAGGTTGAAACCTGACTTTGCTTTTATTATCCTGGTATTGTCATCCAGAAATTCATTTTCAACAAAATGATTAATTAACACAGTATATTTTAGCTCATCTTCAAACGGATTGTTTTCTATTGCAAAACCGAAATGGTGTGCAATCCGTTTTACCAGGTAAGCGAAATAAGGAAATGGAATAAAAATATTACCTGAGTTAAAGAATTGAGTAACTCCTTCTTCCACTTCAGCTTCACCGGATAGAAATGAAGGGAAGCCCGCGTTTTTCCAGTAGTTTACAACTTTAAAATACTGGTTATAAAGTGTCTTTATTGACATGTTGTCAACCTGGTAAAAGTCATCTGCCCAATTTGAAAATATTTCCGGGTTCTGAATCGGGAATATTGCTAAATCAACATCCGGATATTTGTTTTCAGCAATGTTGATCATAAAAGCTGAAACAGAACGAGTGATGGATAGAGCTGTTCCCGGATAAACCCAAAAGTCTATTCTATATTCAAATCCTGTGTTTGCAGCTTCGAGATAAATATACCAAGTAAGTTCATCTCCTATCTCGACATCAATATCAATTATAAATGTTTCATCATAATAACCATTCAATAACTTTGATCCAACTTCTGTTCCGTTTTTTAGCAAACGGAAATCTATCAGGTTTGATAAATTGGAATATATGTCAAAATCAAATCTAAGTGTTACCGAACCAACCTCTGCACTTGTAAATTTATCTCCAGTAACATTTAGTTCATTATCCGGATTAAGCGTTATATTTTCAAACGGGAGCGGTAAATCATGTGAAAAATCTTCTTCTTGAGTTAAATTTACATCGATGTTATACGCAACATTAGCTTTTACTCTCTGCTGATCAACATCTGTAACCCGGTCACCACCCAAATCGAGTTCATTCAATTTAACCTGTTTAGCCAGGTAATTGAAATCACCATTTTCGACCGGGCACATTATTTCATAAAGGTCTCGGCTGGCTTCTGTAACTTTAGCCATTCCCTCGAATACAATGCCTGCACCGGCATTGATACGGAATGGTAATTCAACAAATGGATTTTTCACCTGGGGCCTGTGTGCATATTTAAATTCTTGCTTCAACTCGACGGTTGCCGGCAAAGTAAAATTGAATATAAAATTACCGCCCTGGCTCCCAATTGCCATTAATGGGTATGGCGATGTCCTGACTATTGAAAGTTCATTGTTTGCAAGATCAGCGATATAGTTTCCGAGTTTAATAGTTAACATAATATCTCCTTTATTGCTTCTCTCTGATTTTTTTAAGTATTCTATCTGTTTCTCTGTTACTATCAACCAGGATTATCCATAGCGCAGCCAAAACGACAATGCAGACGCATAATAAGGCAAAGAAGATATAAACGGCTAATACCATTATAATAATCCTTTTCTTTAACTTTTCAATCTGCAACTAACAAATGGCAAGCGTCCCAAAGTGTTTTATAATCTTCACTTTCATTTTGCGGCATTTCTGAAAGCTGAATTTTGTGAAGTTTGACATCATCCCCACATTCTTCATTTAGCCAGTCGTTATACTCTTTAACGTCCGCCTTCCTTTGCTCTATCGCCTCAGCATACTCTTGTTGAAGAGACGCTCTGACATTTATTGCATCAACACCGTTAAAATCAATGTCCAGGGTTTCAAACTCGCCGTTGGCTGTTTGCATAATTCTTGTTTTTGGTTTACCCCCACCAGCTGAAGCTAATTTTTCGTACTCTTTACGGAGTTCCTGCTCATACTTTTTGAATGCTTCGCCTTTCGGAATTAACTTCTCCTGGTCGTAGGCTTCAACCAGTGGTTTAAGATTTTGGATTGTTCGCGAAATGGCATAATTCAGTTTTAACCCTGTCACAGCCCTTAAATTTTTCAATCCAGCATGAAGCTGCAAAACTTCGAGGTTGGTCAGTTTTCGGTCTTTTTTGATTTCAGGTTTTTTCATTGCGCTAGTTTGTTTAGTTTATTATCTGAGTTCATAAGCGTACCAGCCTGTAGAAAGTAGGCCCGCTCCTTGTTGAATTATTGTTAAACCTTGAGCTTTAACTGTAACGTTAGTATTATTCACGACGCCATTTAATGAGTCTGTCGTGAGATTCAGCCTTAATGTGACGGCTAAGGTAGCATGCAGATTCACCACGTAATAGATTCGATCAACTGCTGTTACAGCAGAAGGCAGATACAAGTTCGTGGTTCCTGCATTGATGTAGATGAAACTTTCGTTTCCTAGTAGCTGATTCGCAGAATTTATGTAGCGACTTTTGAGCGATATAGAACCACGCATAGAAATATTACCTGCGGATTCTATAACCATTCTCGTCTGTGAAGCTGAATCTGAAGTTCCTCTGGTAGTGAATACAAGGTCTGTTGGGATTGCATCTTTAGAATGAGCAGTTGGAGCTATTGCTTGAATTCCTGCGGCAGGACTTGCATATCCACCATCATTGTATGGATAAAAAAGTATAGTTCCAACTGTTGCCCAGGAATTTAGATAAGTTTCGCCACCACTATTTCTATAACTTCTGAACCACATTGAGGGGCCTTCCTTCTTAAGTTGGTTAAGACCAGAATAAATAATATTTTCTCCCACGCTTAAATGATAGGTATTATTTACGGGCGAAAGAACAGTACTATTAAGTGACCAGTACTGCGTTGCGGATCCTCCCAACAACACTTGACCTGTATTATCGACCGTTAAAATCTGGGAACCTGACCCGGCGTATTCAGGAAATAGTAAAGAGCCATAAATTTTAGTTACATTATTATAAGTAGGACTTCCAAGTGTGATATCACCATCATTATCTGTTGAAGCTCCACGCCCGATAGCAATAGAATTATTGGCACCTGCGAATGAACCTACCCCTATGGCAATAGCATAATCATTAAATGTTGAGGAATTTGTTCCTATACACAATGAATATAAACCTTCACTATCCGCACCATATCCGATAGCAATCGATCCTTCTACAGCGGCAACTGAATTCGTTGATAAAGCTACTGAGTTACCTCCAGAAGCTTGAGCATAAATGCCTATATTTAAATCTCCAGTATATTGATCAAAAGTAAAATAATCTGAGCCTACTACTGCAGTCCCATCCATAAATAGCACTTGCTTATCGCTTGCATTTGGTGTTGCAGAATTATAAGTCGTGTCGTACAATCTTAGCGCTCCTGCTTTAAAGTAATAAACAGGATGGTTCTGTTCCAACAGAAGATTGTTTGCTCCACTGTATAGAGTGCCTAAGTAAATGTAGAATTTACCATCAGCGGTCGTTGGTAAAGTCTGCGTAAGAAATGCCGTATAACTTGAACTATCAAGAGTAAAATTGTCTCCATCAAAACTGTTTGCCACTAGATAGACCGGTGCAAAAGTAGTTGGAGAAGCAATACCATTATGAGTGTAGTTAAAGGTAGTGAAACTAAGCATTGTATGGCTATACGCGGCTGACAGTCTTGTATTGGCAGCTGTATTCGAGGTAAGGGCATAGTGGAATAAGCCTTTAGAAAGGCTAAAAGTGGCTGTGTTAATAACTTTTGTAGTTCCCGTTCCAGCCGTAGTAGTTAAGGGTTCGGCAATTCCTGCCGGTGTTATTCCATATATTTTATATGCGGGCATACCTGATGCGCCGGACATAGGTGTAAAGTAGTTGTACCTTATAGTATAAGATTCTACCGAATCGGTATCTACGTTTCTTTGCGAACCAATTAAATTAAAGTAAGTCCCGTCATAGTAAAGCAAAACAACACTTCCCGCTGCTAACGTTAATGATACCGTATTTACATTAGCGCCATTAGAACGCACATTTTTAGCTCCAGTGTTGTTAACATTTATTGTTATAGCATTTGCTGAATTGCCTAATACAAAAGTAACAGCTAATACATCTCCGGCTAAAAGTGAATAGTTTGAAATCGTTATAACTTTGGCAACTGTAGCTGCAGCTGTCGTTGTAGAACACGCTATCGGTCTGTACTGACTACCATGTAACCCGTCAAGGTAATCGGCGTTTAAATTTGTAAATAAATTTGTAGTTCCAAGTGTGAAGCTATCAAGGTTTGCATTGTATTCAAGCATACCATCCGCATAATAATAGTAGAGGTCGCCACCATCATCGCCTATCATGGCTATCATTTCATCATTAGCTGTATGGAATAACCCATATTTGTAAAGCCATGATTGTTGGGCTCCCATAGCTACATAATCGTCGGCAGCAAAAACAAAATTCCCTTTTAAAGCATAAGATTTAAAGATTCCGGAGTAATGTAACAAACCAACACCGTTAGGCCCATAACTTCCGGAATAAAAAATACCGGAGGCCGGAGTAGAACCATACGCTGGTTGTACTGCATAAGGAGCGTATAAAAGCCCCGTTCCATCAAAAATACCGTCAGTAAGAGCTGGAGAACCTTGATAGTAGCGTGTGTCAAGTAAAGTAAGTAGGTTTGCAACAGTACTCGTTTTAATTTCTCCGTCGGTGGGATCAACAAGCAATAACCTATCGGAAGCGACAAGCGTTGGATGCAAAGGAGCAGTGGTCAAGTCAATATCCACATAGAATATTGACTTGTCACTTACTTCCCTGCCGGTAACTTTAGTTTGAGCCATTAGATAAGATTAAACCGAGTAATTCACTAAGATTACATCCGTGTAACTTGAAGCTGCAGAAGGAGCTGTTGTGAAAGTAATGGTTGTAGTAGCTCCATAAGTAATGGTATAGTCATTGCCGGCGCCGGCATTCATGAGGATACCATTTTTGAAAACCTCTTCAGTTCCAGAAAGTACATTAGCCGCAAGAGTAAATACTGCGTTACTCCCGTTGACAACACCGGTCGGAACTGCCCTGTAGGTTCTTTGTGAAAGGTTGCCGGTATTGAGTCCCAGAAGGTTCCTGATCTGTGTAACAGTCAGGTCCTCCGGATCACCTGTCGAAGCGGAAACCCTACCTTTCATGGTAGCTGTTGGAACATCTGCCAGTTTCGCATTTGAAACAGCATTGTTTGCAATGGTTGTAGCTCCATCAGCAACTGAAGTCACATCACCGGTATGATTAGGGTGGACATACAGGTTGTAAAGTGTATCGAAGTAAGTTTTCAGCGTTGCCTTCAGTGCTGCCCAGGTAAGTTTCTTTTTACCGAAAGAAGCTGCAGAATCTTCAATGATTAATTCGTCAGCATCGACGGGAGTTGCTTTTGCAGCCAGGGCGCCAAACTCACCTGAAGCAGCCGTACTGACAAGACCGGAATTCCGGATTGCCAGTGGGGATGCATATTTTGCGTTATCTGTACCCGTATCAATTTCGGCCCCGGTACAAACTGCGTTTGCTGTAGCTCCATCCTGAACGTTCAGAATTACCCTTGCCTCTGCAGGCGTGAGAGGGGCTATATTACCACCAGTTTTCCGACCTACAAAGGTTTGCTCCGGAACGGTCATAGCAACCGGATTGTTATCGGTATCGGCTTTTAAGATGGTATTGGCATCGAAATCATTCCTGAGTAATGCCCCATCGATGTTTGTCTGGGCCACTGTCCAATCAGCATTTACACCTCCGGAAGCTCTGTCAACGGTTGCAAGCAGCAAATCCCCGATTTCGCAGACATTGCCCTTGATAGTGCCGGCTTCAATTACACGGTAAGTCCAACCTGCGTTATAAACTACCAGGGCGTTGAAAGCTGCAATGGTGAGCGTGCCGCCAGTTCCGACAGTTCCTTTGAAGACCATTGCATCCGCACCAGCGATGACTGCAGCTACGGCATCGTCGACATACTGCTTGTTTGCCGCATCTGTTGATGCTGTACAGGTTGATAGGTTAATTGCTTTTTTGTTGTTGATGTCAAGGTGATCATCGATGTACAATTGACTGCTTGACCTTTGTTTTGTTGTTGCCATTGTTAAGATTTTAAGGTGTAATATGCTTCAATGCGATCTGGGAAACCATCGTTCTTTGGTGCTTCGTCGAGGGTAATTGCTGTATCGGAAGATTCCACGAAATAAACCTCTTTCAATCCATTGAGGTAAACATCAATTTTCCCAGATACGTAAGGAAAACTTGTTGCAAATACCCTGTTTATACCATCGACAGACCCGGATAATATTTCTGATTTTGTTTGACTGCCGCCTCCGGACCCAATTGACCCGCCAGCCATTTCAACCACTTCTTTAACATCGTCTTCACTTACCTTGAGTCCAAATAACTTACCTTCCCTGACATTCCATACCAGGGTTTCTTCGTCCATCTGGTTAGGTGTCGGCCGACGACCAATTATGCGCGATAGTATTACTTTCCAATAACCCATCACTCTGCGGGAAATAATCGTTCGTACTCAATTTCTACCGATGATTGTTCAAATATCCGCCTTGAGCGATCAAGTTGTTTCGAAGTTAACAGGATCCTGATCCGCTGCGATCCCGAAACCTCGTAAATCTCCGGTGAAAGAAATAGTTCGTTCAACCAGTTCTGGTCATTTTTCTGAAGCCAGCCGGTATTGATTTTTACTTTTTCTGATGCTTCATTCCGGTATTCTCTTTTGTGCAACCGGTTAGCATCATTAATATCTGCAACCCTTTCAGATGTGAACCGTTCTATATCAGTAAATTCATCGGCTTCGCCGGTGCAGGCAAGACAATCGTAGCCAACCAGGCTATTGCGGAAAATCAGATATCGCACACTGCGATAGTTATCGCGGTCGATGTTGTATAAAAACACATCACTGACGCCAACACCCGTTTTTGTTACCTGAACATAATATTGTTGCACTGTTTTCCCGGGATGGTTTGCCGTTGCCCAGGTATCGATACCAAGCTGATCGGGTCCGGTTGCAAATGATACTACCCTTTGAGGATTCGTTGTTAATTCGACTGAAGGATCATATAAATCGAATGTATTATCATCGAAGAAAATACCGCAGACAAGCGCAATGGTTACAGGATTTTCTGTTAGGTGATTGTACCAATACAAGCGCTCAGGCTGCCCGGGAAGTACTTTTTTACCTGTCCGGGGATACCATGTCAAAAAGGGTTTTATTGCAACCAGGTATTCGTAAAATGTTGCATAAGATGCAATCAGTTCATAATGTTTCCACCGTGGGATCCTTCCACCCATGATCAGGCCGGTCCAGGTTATCTGGTTACTTCCTGAAGGTGGATTCCCATAATACTCTTGAAATGCTATAGTACTGTTCTTGCATGCATTCGTATGTATCCATGTAGCTGCGTCGCTGTATTCAGTTACACGTTCGTTCAGGAAGTATTCAGATAGCTCAAATTCAGCATTGGCAGCTGCATTCAGACTCAACAACTCCGCAGGGGATCCGGAGATAATTGGCAGCGCCAAAATCTTATAATTGTCCTCGATGCGATCGCTGGCCACGGTGAAATTCATTGGCAAGCCGGACAGACAAACTGCAGGTGGGTTAGATGTGATTGCGAACATGATGCAAGTTTACTTCAGAGTGATGCTTTTTTAAAGGACATTTACATAGTGTCTGAAATAGCCTTATCTTCTTTCTCCTTAATCCGGTTGAAATCGTGGAGTACCCATTTGCCGCTGATACCATTTTTCTGAAGTGAATCAAGTACATCTCCGATTTTATCAACATCAGTCCTTAGCTTTAATATAGCCTGTGCCTGGTAAACATTAGACGGGTCTTCCCACATAGAGGACTTTCGTCTATTGGCATCATGGTTCAACCACCTATATTGCTGATCCGTAAATCCGCCATCCTTATAACCTCTGTTTGAACTGGCCACTAGTGCCGGAAGGTTGATGGAACGGATAGTCTTGTTTTTCTGAGCGTAATCGATAATATTCAAAACCTTACGCACGCTAGTATTTCGGGTTGCATCAGCATTGGCGACGAATTCATTAGCATGAGTGACTCCGGATTCAGTATCGTCACTTAAATCACTATCAGTAAAACCTCCGGATTTGTAAGGATTTTTTTGCTTTGATACCATTTTTATCTGCAGCCCACCCTCCAGTGCTGCAGCGGCCATCAGAGGAATTGCAGGTATCGGCCAGGCATTGTTCGCGGCTTTACCAACCATTATAGCAAGGTTTACCCATGCCTGTGATAAGTCAGCCTTATGTTGTTTTTCCCAGGAAGATTTCTGAATTGCTTTTTCCTTAGCATTATATTTCTTGTTAATAGCCTCTTTTTGTTTTTCAGTAAGATTCTTTACTGACAATTCAGCTTCCCGCTGTTTATCAAGAGCATCTAATTTCTCATTGAGTTCACGTTGATTTTGTTCACGCTTAATTTGAAACTCAGCATCAGCAATCTGTTTTGCAGAATCAATTGCTAAATTCATCTTGTCAGCTGCACTCCAGTCTTCCCATTCGTTGCCCGATGAATTGCCGCTGGAGTCGGTACCGGTGCCCTTGCCTGTATTTTGTGCCGATTGCTGTTCGTACTTGAGCCGGATAGCATCCAATGCCTGTTGAGCCTGCAAAATATCTTCGCCAGACTGATTGGCAATTTCAAGTTTTCGCTGAGCAAGTCCGATGGCAATTTTTAATGATTCAAGAGCATAGGTATTTTCTAAATCCTTCAGCTTCCGGTTGTATTCTTTACGGCTGATTTTACCATCCTGATAACTTTTTTTAAGTATGAGTAAATCCCTGCTTTTTGCACTATAAAGGATTGATGTTTCTTCCATCAACCGCTTATCAAGCGTTTTTGAATCCTGACTTATCTGAAGGTTTTTTTGTAAGCGATCGTACTTAGCCTGTATAGCCAGTTTCATTTTTTGCTTGAACTCTTCGCTGCCCGTTAATGAAGCAATTTCGATATCCTGATCATTTTTAAGTTGCTTTTGTTTTAGTTCGAACAATGCAGCGGATCCTTCCGACAAGCTTTCAGATTGAATCTGCATCAGCTGCTTTTCGTGCTGCATGCTTTTCAGTATATCGGCATCGAGCAATTTCTTTTTATCCTTAAGATATTTCATGTCGATATTGAGAAGCGTAGTGTTTAAATCTTCTTTTTGCGAAGTAGTGAGGGTTTTGTTTACCTGCAATTCATTTTTGATCTGATCGCGTTCAGTTTCATACGCTAGTTTTAGTTGTGTAAATGATTTATAATAACCTTCCTGCTCAAGATTAATCTGGCTTTCAATCACTTTTTTCCTGATCTCGAGACCCTGGGCTAATAGTTTTTTCAGTTTCTCATTCTGAGTTTTTCCAGCTGTTTTATCCAACGAATCATCAATTTCCTTTTTCTTTTTTACAAGTGCATTGAAATCATTGATAATTGTTGCAGGAACTTCTTTGCCTTCAGCTTTCAGTGTTTTTATCTGCTTTTCTGTTAACGAAATTGATTCTGAAAGCTTTTCGTATGCATCCTGTGTTTTGGTCAGATCATCTTCTTCGCCATTTGATCCAACTAGACTTGATTCAGACTCAGCGATGATTGAACTTTTTTCTATCTCTTTTTTTATTTGGAGTATCGCATTTTCCGTATCAAGCCTTTCTCTTTTCTTTTTATTCAATTCATTTTCCATCGAAATTTCAGACTGGTACATTGCTACCTGTCCGGCAATACCCGCATCACCACCCGATACAACATCCGGATGATAACTTCTTTTTTTAGTTAATTCAAATTCTGCAGCTGCATTATCAACAGCTTTATCCTGCAGACGTTTTTTGCGGAATAATTCTTCGAGTTCATCGCTGGCGGCTTTGAATTGAATCTGTTTTTCAAAAGCAACCAAATAATCTTCCAGCGCCTGTGTATTGCCTCTGATCAGTCGGCCTTCTTCGTCGATTGAACCATTGTAACCTGGAACGATTTTATTCAGCTCATCCATAGCCTTTTTTCGATTAACCAGGGCAACGTTGTTATTCTCAACCATGGCTTTCAAGTGATCGAGTTTGCCAGCCTGCGTGGCATATTGCTCAGTAACTTTATCCTGTATTGTTTTTAGTGATTTTTGGTAGGTTGTGAGTTCACTGGACTTTTTGATCATAAAATACATGGCCGTGCCTACAGCCATGATACCAGCTGCGATCGCGCCGAATAAATTTGCTTTAAGTACTGAGTTGAAAACACGCATCGCCTGTGTAGCACCGGCAATGTTGCCGGCAAGAAGCATTTGTGCAGCCGCCCAAAGTTTTGTTGCCATAATGGCCGCGCCTTTTGCAATAGTATTGGCTTTGGTAACAATTGTATTCAGTATGGTTCCTTCAGTTGCTCTTAATGTCCATAATGACGACAGTTTCACTGCTGCAGTGTATGTTATAATTGTGGCCGTTGTAGTAATTATTACACCACTATGCTCCTTGAAAATAGCAATTGCAGCCAATATCCCTTTAACCAGATATGAAAATGAATTTGTACTAAAAGTCAGAGCAGGTGCAAGCTTTTCGCCCAATTCCATACGCATAAGCATGGCTCTGTTCTTTGCCTGCTCAAGTTTTGTAGAGTTATTGTCAGTATTTATCGCCGCTTGTTCAATGGCAACGTTACTTCCGGTAACTGCGGCCGTATAACGGTCCATTTCAGCCCGGTTATTTATCAGAATCTTTGCAGCTGTAATGTTTTCAACTCCGAAAAGATTCATCATTTCGGTAGCTGACATATTTTTAGCGGCAAGATTTTCCATTGACTTCGAAAATCCGACAATTGCCGGATTGGTTTCATCGGCACCTTGCTGAAGTTTCAGAATAATATTCCTGAGCGACCTGCCAGCCATCTCAGGTTGTTTCATTCTTGGGGCCAATGTTTCAATAATCCCGATAAGGCTTTCATAAGATATTTTAGCATCGGCAGCCACGGTGCCCGATTTCTCGATTGCTTCAGTAAGGTATGGTATTTCACCAGCACCTTCTTTTGATCCAGCTGCCAGCGCGTTTATAATGCGACGTGAATCACTTGCCGGTGCATTAAATTGATTGAGCATGCCGGTTAAAGCCTCAACAGCTGGCTGAAGTTCAGAATCTGAAGCAGATGCCAGAATAATGGCTTCCTGAGTGACTGCGTTCAGTGCTTCTTTATTCTTTAACAACTCCGGACGTGCCGATCCTACCTTTGTATATGCATCAACAATGGCATCTGCACTCTGGGTAATGCGTACATTGCCTTCAATGGTAGCAGTGCTAAGGCGTTTTGCCTCATCGGTAAGATACTGAAGTTCATCTCCTGCTAAACCTGTGAGCGCAGATAGATTATCAACCTTCTTTTCAAATTCATTAAACTCTTCAATAGCTTTTTTAAATCCAAATACTACGCCGGTAAATGTTGCAACCAGAGCCGCGGCCATACCAAAATACTTATTAAATCCGTTTGCCAGACTTCCCATGGTTGTTTGATGCTCCTTTGCCTTACCGGTTGCTTTGTCGAGTTCAGCCCGCAGCATTGATACCTGCTTTTGCTTATCTGCGAAGCCTGGATCTGATCTTTTCATCATATCCATTTCTTTTTTCGCTGCATTAAAGGCAGCCTGAAGTTCACGGATTGATGCTGATGACAAATTCTTCAGCACATTATTTACATCAGTTGTTTTCCTTTCAAGTTTTCCCGCTTCTGAAGTAAGTTTCTTCATTTCACCGTTCAACTGATTATAGCCTTTTACATCGCCTTCGGCCGCAGCTTTATCGCGAAGGATTTTGATCTGCTTAAGATCTTCTTTGATTTCGGCAAGCCTGGCTTTTGCCTGTTCGCCGTTTATATTGACATCAATTGTTGCTTTTCTGCTCATACTTTCAGTTCATTATAGCCGTAATCGGCATTGTCATCAAGATTTCTGACTACAAGAAATTCAATACGCCTGGCATGCTTTTCTTCGAGCAAATGCCTGAGCACCTCAAGCTGCTTGTAAAATGTATCGCTTAACCAGGGCTTTGGCCGGCGCTTTGTTAATCCGGCCGCGATCATGCTGTCACGATCTTCAAGATTTACATGTTTACCAACGCCATAATCTACCATCCGCCCGTACCATTCGAATGCGAACATGACCTTATGGGGATCACCGGAAGCATCGGTAAGTACTTTGGCCATAAAGCTATCGACCAACTGTTGTGAATAGCCAATATTAAGCCGCTCAATCATTTTGAACCACTCCTTCAATACGATATCAGCCCACGCCTCAACCGTTAGCTTGATATCGATGTTGTCGGCCATTTGAATGATTGTTCAACCAGGAATGAAAATGAATAACCAAAGTACCCGGCAATGGGTCCTATTTCTGAATAATCGACACGGCTAAAGTCGACACCATAAGCCGGATCACCAAAATTGATGCTGTCTCTCTTCATCCGCTCGAGTAATTCAATGCCGGCACTCATTGCCTCACGTTTGGCATCCAGTACTGCAGTATGATCATTTAGTTTTGCGCGGACCAACAGGTAAAAAAGATGGTATCCGGTATCGAGCCGGCGATCTTTAAAATTCAGGTAGCCGTCACCGGAATCCCTGGCCACAGCTACGCATTTTGGAGAATTTCGCAAATTCCCCAGGAGTTCTTCCATCTTGCTGATTCCGGAAGCCTTGTAAACATCGTCAGTGGCTGTTAAGTCACTTTTTATCGCCTGCAGGTATTCGTAAAGTTTAAACATGTGTCGTTGATTTTTCAATTTTCAGATTAATCTCAAACATTACTTCATGCACGCTTGTGGATAGTATTTGTTTGTTCAGCGTTATATTGCCGCCGTTCAGCACCGATAACAATCCCATTACTTCTTCATCGGGTGGTATATTTGAATTGCCTTCAGGTTGATTATATACGAACCAGTATTTTGACATAAACCAGGTTTTTAGCCCGGTAAACCACAAGTAAATAATGTACTTCCTGAAGATTGGAATTCTCCTGAATCTTTGGGCCCTGAGCTTTAGCTTTTCATTGTTCCAGGCTTCGCCTTTTTTTCGGTAAGCGATGGCCATCATCTTATCGAGCCACTCCGGATCAGCTGCTTTTGAATAGGCAGCATAAAACTGATCGAGCAGAAGATATTCTTCCAGGCTTACTGAGTATAAACGGAAGTCGACCGGTACATAATTCTTCAGTTTTTCGGGGAGCCGGAACAGCGTTACATCTTTTACCAGGAATCGCATTCGCTCAATGCAATCGGTAGCCCGGTCGACATCGAGCATGAAATTTTGATATCCTTTCTTTTTGTAGATGTAGCAAAGATCGCCATCCACATTTACCGGGTCCTTTTTCAACAGCTTCATATCAGCAAATTTCAGGAAACAGCGAGTCATTAGCTGAACCTCTGAAACTTCATTTAATATCAGCTTTGTCAAAAATTCAAGATTGGCCTGCGTGAGCTCTGTCCACTTTACAGGCACTGTGATATCTACCTTCATATGCCACATGCTAAAAACGGATCACCTTCAGCCGGACCGGTAGCTGTGAGAGATTCAAGATACTTCAGATAAATTTCGGAAGCTTCAAAAAGTGGGTAATCAACGTGCTTTTCGAAAAGGACCTTCTTTACTCTCGAGATAAAATTGTTACCCGTATTTTCATCACCGGTGGTATAAGCAGCCAATGCCGATCGTAGGTCCTCAATCAATACTTTATTGTGATCACTCAATTCGTCATCCCGGAGTTGGTCAATAATTTGAGCGCTCAGAGTGGCAGAAATCACCGGTTCGATCTTCAACCGGCGTACCATGGTAAGCTGTGGCCGGGCTTTTATAAAATCGAGCCGGTTGCCTGTAAAAACAGCGTAATTGCGGAATTCCCTGAGCGATGCAATGTAATTGTCATTTATAAGGGTGTAGGTTTTCGAACCCTTCCAGTCGTCGTGAAATTCAGTGGCGCTCTCCAGGTACTCAAGCAGATCCTCAACACACTCATCGAGCCTTGCCGCCATTGCAGCTGTGAGCGCATTTACCCGGGCAGTACTGGCCGGCGCCAGGTTAGTATCACTGTGCACAGCGAAACCGTTAGCCGTTTCAACCAGGTCGAGAAATGGAATTGCCTCGAGATATCCCTTATGAGCAATTACTGCAGAACAGAAGTCAACCAGCTCCGTGTTGGGATCCTCAATCAGATCAAACAAATCAGCACCGGTAATTTCGCGCCTCAGCCACTTTTCAGCCGATTTCAGATAGGTTTCATACTTTACGAAATCTGCAGCTTCATTGGTTGCAATGGTCGGAATATAGTTTTTAAGAGTCTCAAGGTCCTGTATGATCATTTCTCTTCATTTTTAGCGTTGGGATCCGGAAGTATTTCTTCTTTTCCGCTCTTGTTTTTGTCGAGCGTGGTAAATTCAAAATCAGGTACCTGGAATTCGAGGTTCGATGGCCAGTTGTTGAATTTCTTAATCATGTACAATGGAAGCATAAGCCTGTCACGGAAAGGTTTCATTAAGCCCGATTTTATCATGAAAAGTTCACGCTTATCGGTTCCCGACATGGTACCACCGTTTTTTCCTGGAGCGGTCGCAATCAGGTTCTGATGCACATCCATGGCATAACTGATCATGTTGCTTACCTCGCTCGAGTCTTCAAGGTATTCACCACCCTTAATGTTGATGGGAATTGGTTCAATGGTCAGGTATTTTTCTTCAATGGCAGTACTGGATGTCTGAACCATCTCCTTTGTTACCATCAACCCGGTACCATGATTCTTGTCGGAGCTCAGGAAGGTTTTAAACTTTTCCAATTCAAGCTGCTTCCGGGCCTTTACTGCTTCCGGATTCGTGGTATCGATCTTTTCTTCCATGAAGATTTTCTCCCAGTACTTTTTCGATACATACACGATAAACCTTACCCTGAGTCCGTTTTTCAGAAGGACCTTCTTAAATTCCCAGATCATGGTTGAAAAATCGAAGGATCCTGAACGGAAGATAGACCACCATTGGGGGCGCTGATAGTAAACTTTGCCAGGGGTGGGGAAACTGATGGGAACGACCCATCGGGCTGCATTTTTTGCACGATCTTTAAGATCGGCCGATGGATTGTAGCGGCTCAGCACTTTGGTAACAGTACAGTTATCTTCATTTACCGGTTTTGACCAATCACCTGCATAAAAGTGATTGTTAATCATCCCTGTTTTTTTGTCAGTAACGCCCCACCTTGAGAATACAGCTTCTTTATGCCTCAGGCTCACAATTTCGTTGCGCCCTTTGTTCAGGATTATTTCCGGGAAGCAATTAAAGAAAGTAGACATGTCTGCACATTGTTCCAGGAAATAGCCTGGCACATCGTTATTCTCAAAAAAATCAATTACCTTAATATCCTCACAAGGCTCATATTCCACCTTCTTACCATTCATAATCTTCAGTACCGGCTTTATGCCCTGTCCATAGGCTAATCTGGTATTAAAGTAAAGGTTTGAAGATACAACCTCACTTTTTCCAACCATATCCATTACTTCTGCCGGCAGATTATTTGAGTCGCCCCAGGGCGCGATTCTGTATTCGCCAAACGCTATAGGATTATCAGGTTCTGTGAATAAATCCTTGCTGCCGGAATCTACAACAATCGCTTCCGCACCCGGTATATAGGCCAACAAATCAAAGCTTTCAACATCTGTCATAAACAAACCTCCTCATCGTTAAATTGTATAATTGTGCACCGGATAATGGTCCTTATCTGGTTTGAAGGGATAAGTTTTACATTCATTGTGCGACCCCTCGAGTGCCAGCTCGTGCAGATGGCCTGGTTTATATGCACCATATTGCCGCTCTCTTCGACGAAAGAAAAGGCAAAAACGCCTTTCTCAACCATCACATGTAAGTTACTGAGTAGTATCATGCTTTTTTTTAACAATGATACTATGAGCACTCAATTTTTTAAAGGACAACAAAAAACCCCGCCGGCTAAGCCAGCGGGGTCACACACATGGAAAACCAATCAACACAGCGGATACTTCAGGTTACGAGTAAATAGGTAGATGGGTATAGTGCAGATTTCACTTCGGGTTTCAGCCAATGGATTCCCAATATATACATAGTCCGTGAAGGTGGTAGAATGGTTACAGATAAGAAGATTGTTTTCGCTTCGATATGCTATGCCACCTGCAGAACCGGTTTCCGGTATATCATAGCCGGCCTGAACGCCCTCAATCAGTTTTACAACATATACATCTGCAAAGAGCTCCGGAGCGGAGTAAACATAATTTACCGGCAGCACAGAGGGAACGTCAGCAAAGCTGATCAGTTCAACCTGCAAACTTTCCGGGCAAACCTGGTAGCCGGGCGGACTTTTTTCCGATCCGGCAATTGCACTCACGGTAGCCAGGACTAACAGGAGGCTCAGCGCAAAGAGAAATTTTTTCATAATTTGTTTTGATGGTTAATAAATAATAATGATTTGAATGGGATTCAAAAATATAACCTGATATCAGGTAAATAAAGGACAAAAAAAAAGCCCCGGAAACGGGGGCTTAAAATCTTTTATGAGGTCCTTTTTTACGTATTCGTTCTACAGCTCTTCGCTCTTCTCTTGATAATCCCGATGTTCCTTCATTCGGATGTATCATTGTTTTCTCCGGACTGGTAAAGTCAATTCTGGATATTGAAGGAAATCTAAAAGACATTACGGTATGATTATTTGCATTTGTTACTGCAAAATCACCATTACCAATAATATCCATGCCTATAAGTACTGCGAAATCTCCGCTCAGCTTTTCACATTCAGTAACTTTTATTGGAAATATCGTAACATTGTTAGGCAATGTAATCGAAACCAAGTAAACATTAGCTATTGAAGACCCTGTTACTCCCTGCACATTTGTTTGTGATACTGGAAATAACTTAAGGTCATCTACAACTTTTTTCGTTATTACACTTCCAGTTGCTCCTGTATCCCAAATAGCCTGATATCTACCATGAGGTTTTGATTTATTAATATGAGAATCAGGATGTCCGATAATGACATCAGTTACCAGCACATTAACTTTATTTCTGTATTCAGTTGTAAAGTTGTGGATTTGTATATTATCCATTCATTAACTATTTAGATCAAGCAAATACAACTCTGGTATGAAAAGTTTGAGTAAGTCCTTTATCGCCAGGCTCACATTTTTGAATCAGAAATGTGCCTTCCTCGTATTTATCAATACTATCCATATAGGCATCAAGTTCATTGTCGAAGACTCCAACAACTTTTTCATTTTTTATAACAAGAGTTTTTCCTGAATACTCCTTTTCGAGTTCAGCTTTATGTTCTACGTAAAAATTGAATTCTTTGGTTAACATACTTTTCTCTTTTATTAGGGATTGCAAAAGTAAATATTATTTACAATACGATTGTAATTATTAACAAATGTATTGCAAAAATGATTTAAAATCAATATAAATAAAAAAACCCCGGAAACTTGCCTGGGGAATCAGCCATAGCTGAGGCAAGATCCGGGGCTTTCACCATGTTCAAAGGTTACTTTTTAAATACCTCCAGTTCTTCAGCTATACCGCTGATCAGGGTTATATGATGCATTGCATCCTGAAGGTATGTTTCGCCCAGCTGCTCAGATAACCTGGCAATAAAACCAACAGCTTTCAGCAAATCGCAAATGCGACCCTCTACACTGTCATTGTCATGTTGCTGCCAGTTAGCAATAGTATCAACAGTTTTGTCGCTCAGTACTGCTTCTCCTATTTTGTGCAGCACAACAGACTTGGTATTAACCTGCAGCATCTGCAGCCTCCTTCCCGAAAAATCCAAAATCAAGCATAAGCTGATTCTTGTTATCAAAATAATCCTGCTGGTTAATTTTGCGGGCCCTGTTAAGTTCTTCCCGGGCAGTAAGTACTTTATCTTTTGCATCCCGAAAATCAATACGTGCATTATCATAGATAAGTAACTTTTCGTCAATAATGCTTTGTCGAAATTCCAGAAAATCTTCCAGCCTTGTAAAATAGTTGTAAAGTGCATGATGGCACTCAAGCTGATATCGAAGCAAAGGTTCTTTTGACTCTTCTTTAACTTTTCTGCTGTCGATATTACACAACCACCCAAATACAAATTCAAGTGGAATTGTAATCATTTCATACTGCTTTCCATCCGATCCAGTTGTAAGGATCATCTTTATAACTGAACTGTAAATCGGATGTGTTTTAAGTACCTCTAACTGGCCCTGCATTGTTATTCCCAATGCTTCACAAATTGGCTTTACAGGGACCATTTTTTCACCTGCTTCGATAATCTGGATGCTTACACCGTTGATGCGGGCAACCGTTGTCATGTTGTTTTCCATAGCTGTGCCTCCTTAGTCGATCATGTTATCATTCATACAATAGCCATAATATGACTTTGGGTGATTCTTTATCACCATTTCGAAGTAATAAAGGCTTCGACGCACAAACATGATGTCTTCTTCGCAAACAATGCCTGTTTTACTGTATTCAATCAACAGTTTAACGGGCTTGCCTTCTGCATTGTACAATTCTCTACAAAACATGCAATCGTGCGCGGTAAGCACCTTCACAGCTTGCTGAAAAAGTGGTGTTGGCAATTCAGTGATGGAAAATTTTAGCCTGTAAAAAAGCCTGTTTTTTAATGCTTTACGCATGTAGTTAAACCATCCGGGTGTAGATGTAACAGGCAGCACATCGTTAATAAACGTTTGTGCATTTAATTGCTTGTTTTGATGCAGATTAAGCACAATTTCAATAGCCCGCTTCTGGTTGCCCGGAGCCATGCTAATAAAGTTGAGTACATCGTTGAGATTCATTTTCGATCCTGACAGATCGCATGGGCGCATCGCCCTGGTTACGGTAGGTAACATCTTACATTTCTCCTAATGAAAAAACCCCCAACCATCCGTGAAAACACCCCGCCAAGGGTGCTACCGGTTGCCCGGTAAGATGATTGAGGGTTTCCCCTATTAAGTTAAATGTTGATTCTAAGAACATGGTTTGGCGGTTTTATTTCACTACATTCAGATGTTCAAGGCTGAATGATTGGGCAAATATACAATAAGATTGTAAAAAGTCAAGAATTATTTTTCAATTCTTTTATGCCTAGTACTAAAAGCAAATCCCAACTTTCCATTTTCTATTTCAATCGTTTCAACTTTTATCCATTCATCATCTTCCTTTCTTGAAAGCCTCACTCCATTAATAATGGAAAGCAATTGATTCTCATCTATAATTTTGATATCTATTCCATTATTAATAAAATCTTCAGTCTTTTTCTTCTTTTCACGCCCGGGGTTATTGCCTGTGATAAGATAATTAATTCGCTCACTAACTGAAACGTCCAGATCAGCGCCTAGCCTTTTCAATAGTAACCCAAGATTATCACGCTCTGGCCAGTTTATGTATGTACCTGTTATTACTACTTTCTTTTGATAGAAAGGATTTTCAACATTCTCAGTGACATCAAAGCTTTTCTTAAATAGATCTCTGTTTAATTTCTTAGCATATCTTTTACCTGATTCTTTCTTTATACCAGGTGTCGGATTGTACTCAATAAAATTTGCATCATTTGATTTCATAAACAAACAAGCTGCAGCTTCAGCATCTGAAAGAGCATCATGATGATTCAAACAAATACCAAACTCTTTGCAACATACATCGAGGGCTTTGCCTCCAAACAGTTTCATTGTGTCGGAATAATCAAATGACAGATCATCCGGATCAATAGCATAGTGAACCATGCATTTTCTTAGTACATCAATATCAAAGCTTGCATTATGGCATACAAGGTGTTCCCCGTCAATAAAATTTTTTATTAAAGGATACAGTTCATAAAAATTAGGAGCATGTTCAGTGTTAACCGGAGAAATTCCGTGAACATTAATACAATTCTCTGAGTATGAATTACCCGGTGGTTGAATCAAAGAAAAGAATTTTTGAATGATTACCTGATCCTTAACTTTAATAATACCTACTGCACATGCAGTATTTCTGCCATAGTTAGCAGTTTCAAAATCAATTGATACAAATGTTTTCATGTCTTTGGTTTTAATTTACAATGTAAATGTAATTCATGCAACCAAAATACCCGCACGAAATCCCCAACGAAGCCCCTTGTTTAGAGCCATTACAAATAAAAAAAGCCCCTGCATATTGCGTGATTTTTCAAAAATGGCAATTGCCAAGCGATTCAGCGCGGTGCGGGTTCTTCAGTCCGGGAAAGGGGAGAAATCCCCCTTTCAACCCTTGTTTTTTTCTCATTTTCAAGGTCATAAACTTTTGAAAATGCGAACCCTCAGAGCGCCGAAAACAAACCGGCAATTGAAAAAAATCATAAAAATTTTTTCAATCAATTACAGGGCATCTGATAAAGCCACAGCTATATTTAAATTCTTGGATTAATTATAATGACCTGAATATGAACTAAATATATTACATTTTACTTGCATATATTACAATTATGTTGTATATTTATATCATAATTCACTATTAATCTAACACTTAAACAAATGAGTAAAGCAGCAAACAGGGCAGCCAAAGAAGCTACCCAGGCCACAGGCCAAAACGAAAGCCAGGACAAAAGCCAGGCAGTTGAAACAACAATGCAGGTTTTGAAACCGGAGCCACAGCCGGAACCGGAACCGGAGAAACCAAACGTTTATGATGTGATTCGCAAAATTTATGAGCAGTACCACCGTAGCGAGCAGCATTCAAACTATTTGCAGCAACTTGACAGACTGCAGCAATTCAGAAGCCAGATAAATAATAATACTAATCTGGTTCTCTCAAACGGAGCAGGACAAGCCACTTTTACAAGTGTTGACCCTGCAGCCGTTGACACTCTTATTGATATCTGTATCAAGAACGTAAAAGGCAAGATTTCAGAAATTGAAAACATGCTGATTGCAGCGTAATCTTTAACCGGCCGGCAGGTCCAACGGCTTGCCGGCCTAACTTTTTAAGACATGGAAAAGACAAACGAACACAAGGAGAAGAGGGAAGCCCTCAAAGCATTGAGCCAACAGGTTAAACCACTGGTGAAAGAAGGCCAGTATGATACCGTAAACGATGCTATTATGGATTGTTTTTACAGGCAGAACGGACACAGCGAATTCAATACACTGTGGGAATGGAATAAAAAAGGTTACAGGATTTTAAAAGGTAGCAAAGCATTCGTAGTTTGGGGAAGCCCCCGACAGTTAAAGAAGGTAGAACCGGAAACGGACGAGGACAAAAAAGAAGAATTTTTTCCGCTATGTTATTTATTCAGCAACCTGCAGGTTGAGCAATCAGAAAGGAGAGCAGCATAATGGCACAGGTTAAGACATTGCGAAGATTAAGAATTCAGGAAAAAATAAGGTTCGGCCGATTCTATAACAGAACCCTTTATCCGGCAATCCGAATAGAAGGAAATTGGCTAAAGGATGCCGGATTTTTGCCTAATACCTGCGTTTATGTAATTATAGAATCAGGCAAAATTGTAATTAAACCCGAAGCAGAAACCACAAACAAGCAAAGAGCATGACAGCGCCAACAGGAAACTATTTTTATTGCAGATATTGCGGTGATTATTTCACCATGGGCAGGGAAGATTTTAATTCATATATGAATGGAGAAATGGAAACCCCTGACACCTGCGATTTATGTATTGAAATGCTGAACAGTCAGCCGGAACCGGATTATTTCTCAGATGCAGACCCGGGATTGTAACCGATAATAAACGTTTTTAAACGTTTAGCCGAGGGGTCCTCCCCCCCGCGGCTGTCTCGCTTCGCTCGACAGCCGCTCCCCCCGGAATTGGTACTCTTCGAGTAAGATTGATATCATCCGCTTCGCTCTTTAAATCCGTCAAAAACTTAAACTTTAGCCTTTATTAGATTTCCATCATGCTGGTGCTCATGCCCGGAGTAGATGCTGATGTATAATCAGGGTAAAAGAACATTCCTAACATCAGATCATCCCAGGCATCGGTACCATCAGTTCTATGCTGGAGAAGATCCTCTTCACTTTCGGCAAGCTTCTCACCACTTTTATCCTTCTGAAAACCGTTAGGCCCGATCCTGATGCCGGTATGCTCCAGTGAGAGCTTCAGAGCTTCATTGTTATTGACATTAATTTGAGGCATCAAATACTTCTGGCCTTTCAAAGCCTGGTCAAGTATGATGTATTTTTCATGATGCTTCAGGGTATTGCCGATAAATACTTTTTTTACGGTCCACCGGTTCTTGTCGAACTGACTGCAGACAACTGAGGCGAAGTCTTCGTCCGACACAGCATAATTAGAACCAAGGGCAGTTGAATTGTAATAGTAAACCACTTCCCTGGTGGAGTGATGACGATAGTATTTACAGAAATCGTCAATCACTTCGCGCAGCTTTCGTTGATACTTAACATAAAAGCTTTTCAGGGTATTAGCTTTTATTCCTTTTTGCTGGCCTACTATGCACCAGTTGATATTTGCGTTATAGTCGAATGCGACACACAGTGGCCGGTTGAGATCCACATCACCATCCTGAATGCAGCTCTCTTCCCGGGCCTTATCAAAATCGTATTCTAATCCCTGCAGGTAATCATTGTTGAAGGCTGAATAAAAATGTGAATCTTTTAATCCAGGATAAAATCCATCCTTTAGTTTCCCGGGCCTGATGCACATGATCGATGTCATAAAAACCAAAGGCGGAAGGTCACGCTTCATTTGCGCTATGTACTTTTTACCAAGTAACTCAACATTCTCAATTGATGATACTTCGCGATAATAAACAGCCACACTCCGGAGCTGAGCCAACTGAAGGGAATACTCCCTGATCAGGCGCTTGTTCCATTCAGTCTGGGAATCCTGCTTTAAATCGTAAATTTTGCGTACAAGCCATTTGATTGACTCAATTACTTCCGGATCTGATTTCTCTTTGTAATTCAAAAACCATGATCCCTTCTTACTGGTGGGCATGTCGGAAGTAAACAGGACAGAATTTAACCATGGGCAGTTTTTCCAGGGACCTTTGTATCCACCATTTGCCGGCAGGGTTTCATCTTTAAGCTTATCGAAATCTAAGAACTTTGCTTCATCACCAAGGATGTACTGCAGAGTAAGCGAATTACTTGATCCGGGGATATCCTGCGATATCAAATACTGAATTGAGCCATTGTACCAGCTTACCACATGATCGCAGCTCACAGGCTTTATTACCGGCTCCTTAAAGCCGGCCGACTTAGGTGGTTTTCGTCCGACAAAATAGTGAACATTGCGATGATATCCCTGATCTTCCAGAGCTTTAAAAGTTCCGGGCAATGTCCTGGTAAGCAATTGCTGAAATGTACTGCCAACAATACCACCTCCGGAGCGTGGCATGTACTGAACATTGCGCAATAACCAGGGAGCATTAAGCCCATGCGATTTGCCCAGGCGCCGGCCGCCGACAAATATTGAGGTATGAGCGCCAACATATCGGAATTCAAGTTGAGGATCATTGAAATATATCTTCTTCTTTTCCTGCATTGTTAATGTCTTCGTAGGTTATATCCTCAATTTCAATTTCACCCTTGTATTTTTCAATTAGCTTCCGGATCTCTTCCTGTTTGTTCTCAAGAGGCTTAATTCCCAGAACCGTTGGGTCTGAAGTGGGTTCAATGGGTACCGGTATGATATCATCCCAGGGAAGTTCTTCTTCATCAACCTGGTCGAGACGGTTGTATTTTCCGAGCGCTGCAATGGCCAATATCCTTTCCTTGAGCTTGCCTACTGCTTTAGCTTCACCAATTGCGTCTTTCAGCTCTTCATTTACAACATAACGAATCCATTCTTTTCCGGCATTTTTTATATTTGGAAGAATCACCTTCATATTTGCAAGATCACGATAGGCCTGTGACTGACTTATTTTAAACTCAGACATCAGATAATCTTTCAACACATTATCCGGTAAACTGGGATGATCAAGTAAAAATGTAAAAGCAAACCTATAGCGCTTGAGCTGGTCACGCTCAACAGGTGTGAGTGCTGTTAACTCATCCATGTCGCGGAACATCAGGTCCTGAAATTTATCCAGGTTGTTTTTTCTACTCATTATTCTTTTGTTTTACAATGTATCCCTGAACTAACTCTTCAGCTGCAGGTGATCCCTTTTTTGCAAACGCAACTGTTTGCCTTCTTACATCGAGGATGCTTTTCAATTTACCCCGATTATAAGCCCGTGCGCGTTCATTTTTGCCATGTCTGATGTCTCGCCTAAATTCGGCCGGATCGATGTCCAGGAGCAGCGAGATTTCATCTACAGTCAAAAATAGCCCCGCATATTCTTCGATTTTTTGTTCTATTTCATCCATGGTACTGAATCCGATTTCATAGTTTCAATTTCCTGCAGGTAAAAATTAATTGCGGGATGATCACTGAATATGACTCCGGATTCATACCGCTGATTATTTGTGGCATTATTGCTGATCAACGCCAGCAATCGTTTGTTACCGGAAGACATAAAGATGGTTTTCGAATGATTCCTGGTAAGCAACAGTTCATCAACATTGCGAGCTGCATAATCGGTATTGAGTGGCTTCCGGGAAGCAACCGTAAAGTCTAAAAACAAAGTGATGTGTTTGATATCTGCCCGGTGCCTGATCAACCGGCGTACCCATGGCTCAGTAATGGCAAACGAACTGATGATTGCCTGATCAACATTTATGAGTTCCTGAAGCATCTTATCAAAAATGTGATGTGCCTGGATTTTGTTATCAAGATAAATCGCTAAGTGGTCATCAATCCAGTTTATCATATAACCTCCAGAGTTGAATTATTAAATTAAACTCCTTGCTCTGATCAAATAAATTTTTGAGCAAAGCAAGGAGCGTGGCTGCATACTAATGTTGTAGTGATCAGCACTCCGGGGTTTCGATTTTCAAGGGTGAATCTTCAGCAATAACTTTAAGGGTTACCAGCTGATCCCTTGTTTCTTTTTTTACTGTTACACCTAATTTTATAAGGATCTCAATCCGCTTCCGGATCTCTACCATCCTGGCTTCAGCTTTTTTGGCATCGAGCCCAGGCAACGCTGCAACTCCTTTGCTTACATAACTCCGGCAAGCGTTAATCGTTTTTGCCACATCTGCAGATGATTCTTCTTTCTCCTTTTCTTTTGGAGGGAAGGTTCCGCCCTGGCTCTTTAAAAGTTGCCATTCATCGAGCTTATCCCAACCGACACTGATCACCTGGTCGCATTTGATTACTTCCCCACGCAGTATCTTTCTTTCTTCGTCTGTTTTTGCGAGCTTCATTTTTTCGTGGAAAACACGCTGTTCCTTGTAAGCTCCTGTTATTGCATCATAAACTATATGCAGTTCTTCCGGCAGGTCATCCCGATTGATCCGGCGAGGCTCAAGTATTTTATGCTTGCCGGCCGGTTTTTCAATTTTAGGTTTTTCCACTGGTGTTGACACAGCAATCGGAACCATGTCGATGGCCGGCATTTTTTCGAGACGTGCCGGCATTTGTTTTGCCAGTTTCTGAAGTTCGTATTCCAGTTTTCGTTGATCGCTTTTCCGTTGAAGGTAAAGCATTATTGATCGGTTATGAGATGCATTGATATACATCTGTAGGCCTGACTGAAAATCCCTTTTTTCAGACAAAAGCCAATTTTGGATTTGTTCTAAAAGTGACATGTTTTCTTTTTTTTTGTTTATTAAAAAAGCCCTGCCCAACCGGGCAGGGCTTCACTCATTGATTCAAATCGCACCACTAAGGTGCTATGGGTACAAAAATACCCGTATCACAATCTAAGGTTCCATCCTCCAGGATAAGTTCGCCTTTATAACCAGGCAATGGAGTTGTGCACGGAACTTCGATTTCAATGGTTAATCCCTTATCAGAACCAGGAGCATCGCCGGAGTCGCCTTTGATGTTTACTGTAATATCATAATCTTCATCGCCGAGCATTACGAAACGTTTTTCAGATTCGTGAGGCAAAGGAACAATCATAACGATGTTACTGTTGATGGTTTGCTTTGCCATACTCTTTGAAGAGTCGGAGATATCAGGGAAAGAAAATGTCGCCTTGTTGGTAAACATTTTGTGATCTTTCTCTCCCATGGGTTCCCAGTATACTTTGCCCTTACCCTGAGTGGTGTAAAGTTTCATAAAAGTTTTACCGGCAACCATTTCAAAATCGCCAGCCACATTCACATTTTCGGATGCTGTAGCCGGAGCAACTGCAATTTTGGGAAGTGGCCTCTTGAGCCAGGATTTCGGGGCCCAGTAGATGGTCGTTTTTATCCCTGAGGGATTAATCTGACCATCGCTCCAGTTGAGTGATTCATACAGATCTGCCATTAGATTACCTCCTCAGTTGAAATTTCCAGAACACAAATAAACCTCTTATCAAGCGTATCGAAGCCTACACCAAAGTAAGCCATCAGGAAGAACTGCACCAATTTTGGATTATCAGGCCGGCGGATTTCAACGTTTTCCTTGTCGCTTTCCTGGTCAACGCCAACTTTCATATTTTCCTTTACGGTTATGAAAATGTAAGGCTGACCTTCCATATTGTCAAGTGGAACAAACGAACATTTACCGCGTGAACCTACCAGCGTTTTCTTCGACTGGTCGTGACCTTCGTTCCAGGGAACATGACCGAATTCGGTTTGGAACCAATCTTCGTACATATCCAGCACTGAACTTGGCAGATACATAAGGACTTTGCGTTTTTTCAGCAAAGGATTGATTTTGCGGTAAGCAGCTTTCAGAACATCACCACAATTAGCTGAAGTAATTGCTTCAGCAGTCAAATCCTGGTAATTGCCTTTGACGGCTGAAATGGTACCTGCAACTTTTGCTGCAGTGGTAAGGGTTGAAAACCCGTTGAACAGGTCGGCTGTGGTATCGCCTTCGGCATCGCGAACGGCGGTGAACATTGCATCGTGCAGCGCTTCTCCGATTTTACGGGCCATTTCCATGGCAACCATACGGGCAATTGCACGCTGATCAGGTTTGGTTGCAGTAGCCTCTGTGTAGAGGGTGCCCAAAATTGCGTTAGGGTCGAATTCCTTAACAACGTCGCCCAGGAATGTTTCCCATTCAAAGGGATCGATTCTGGTGCTGTCGGAAGCGCCCTTTTCGGTACGGTAAGGCCTCAGCTGGGCATCGGTGGTAAGAGTACCGCCGATTTCTTTGCCCTGTAGACCTGTCTTGAGGCTCATGAACTGAAGTACATCAGCGAGCTCGGCAACCGGCATGGTAAGAAGTTCTTTCTTATACTTTACGCCGGCGTCAATTAATGACTGGTGAATTGTGATTGACACTTTTACTTGTTTTTAAGGTTTTTCAATCTTGAAAAGCGTTCAAAAAAACCTTCTTCAGCGGGGTCGCCGGTGCCATCGGTTTCTTTTTGTACGGTCGCGGATTTATCATCCGGATCTTTCTCGAGTTCAACAATGCGTTCGTTAGCTGTCTGAAGTTGGCCTTCGAGCTCAGTAACGCGGGCTTGCTGATTGGAAGAATTCGTTACTTTCTGCTGTAGGGCTGCGTTTGCTGTTTCGTGGGCTTCGAGAGCTCTTTCAACAGTAACAGCCTGGTCAGCAGTAAGCGTGATGGAGCCGTCAGCACTTTCAAATGCGTCTACTCCGGAAGCTTTTGCAAGCCTCTTCAGATCAGGTTTGTTCATGTTTGGTTTGGTATTGGGTAAATTAGAATTTACAGATAAGTCAGCAACGCGCTGAAGTGCGACATCAAAACTGCCGATGGAATCGACAAGGGATCCGACAACGTCTTTTGCAAAATAAAGGTTGGCAGTTGTTTGCTCATCCTTTATGGCGGGCCTTGCAGATTTTACAGTATTGATAAATTTTTCGGCAAGCGGCTTGAGTATGTTTTCTTTATACTCTTCATAATTGCCGGCCCGTAATTGATTCCATGTTTTTACCTTATCGCCGCTCTGTGGAGCTGTGATCACGTGAAATTTAACTCCCTGAAGCTCCAGTGCCGGCTGAATATCCATAAATGATAGAAGCACGCCAATTGAACCAACCTGGGCAGTTGAATTGTTGGCAATAATTTCATCGGCCTGCGATGCCAGCCAGTAACCTGCTGAAGCTGCAAGATCATCAACAAAAGCAACAACTGGTTTTTTGGTATCGCGGATGATGTTACCGAGCTCCTCGGTTCCGGCTACGGTTCCACCTGGTGAATCGATGCTGAGCAGTATTCCGGAAATGTCAGGATCCCGATCGGCATTTTTTATCCAGGCACCAATTGATTTCATGCCGGCAGGTCCGCAGTACTGATCGTTTTTTGTTAACGGTCCGCTGATGGTTATAACTGCGACATTTACGCTTTTCCCGGATTGTGGTTTTCTTCCACCGGGTCCGGCTGATCCGGCAATAACTACATGAGTTGATGGAGCAACCGGTTCACCCTTTTCAAAAACAACTCCCTGATTCAGGATATTGCCGATAGTGACAGAAAGATCGTGAACCGCTTTTTCTTCGATGGCCCACGGTTCGTTGAGTATTGCAGAAATCAGATGAGGTTGATAAACTTGCATTGAGGAAATTTATTCCACAATGTTACATTAAGAAGCCTCATCGGTAAAGGACTGAACAGGAATACCAACTGCAGAGCTAAAGGTTATTTTGATATCATAACCATATTTTGTTCCCGGTGCACCTTCATTCTTTTCAGAGTAGGTAATAGCTGCTTTAAAATCATCGTTCCCAAGTTCATGCATATTTCCAGAATTATCGATTATCGAAAATATTCCACCAAGTTTCGCCAACTTGCTTAAAATATTTTTCATTTCTGAAGAAATATTCGGAATGTAAGATGAGCATTCCGCTTTTTCAATGAAATTCTGACGAACAGGCTCACCTGTTAAATTTATGGTACCGGACATGCTCCGGATTGGAAGAAGGATATAATCTTCATTCTCCTCAAATTTGTAAAGGATACTTTTGATCAACATTGTCTGGTGTTTTTTCAGTGATTTGTCCCCCGAAAAGGGACATTTAACTGATTAATATTTTATTTACCTGTAATTAAACGCTTTAGCTGCTGTTTGAAGGTATTCGCGAATCTTTTTTCTCTTTCTGTACTCATCTTTCTTCAGCATTTCATATTTATCCTCACCGAAAATCAAATCTGAGTAGATCTCGATAACTGTTTTCCGGTCCATCTTCAGATCGATATTCCCGGTTTGAACCATCATGCGAAAATCAAGATACGCTGAAGCTTCAATATAGTCATTTATCCTGACCATATCTTCGGCCGAATAGTACGAAAGACAATTGCGGCCGCAGTCGTTACCATGTGTTGGCATCTGCAGTTTTGCAATTATACCTGTGGCTGGATCCAGTCGGCGTTTTTTAAAACTGCAAGTCCGTATCCTGGAAAACAGGTACTGCCCGACTTCGTGATCACGGTTAACCTGGATAGTGGATCCTGATGGCGTATTGAATATAAACCTCAGATAGTTTTCGCTGGATTGTTTCTTTAAAATCAGATCGATGTATTGTTCGGTTGGGCTGTTTTGCATGCATTAAATTTACAACTGTAATTATTTTATAAAAAAATATTTTTCATGCAAATTGCTGACATGGCATTAATTCAAAAAAAACTATACCCTATATTAAATCGCCAAAAAAGTGAAAATTTTGTAATTTTCGCGTTTTCACCTCTGTAACTTGCTGATAATGACCAATTACAAAATTACAAACCGGTTTGTAATTTTTTTCTAACTTACTGAGAATGAGCAATTACAAATTTTGTAATTTTTGTAATTTTTGAGAAAACAGCCTCATCGATGTGGCCGAAAAAATTACAAATTCGAGAAAATTACAAAATTATTTTTGTTTTGTAATTTTTTTGTAATTGTGTAACATTCTGTTTTTCTGTAGTTTATCTATTAAAATTACAAATTACAAAAAAATAATAGATTGGAGGGTGGGGGGGGGGTTCGGCAAATATGCAAAATTGATCAATTATTGACTGAGTAAATGTGTGCCGCGGAGCTGGTGGGAGCTCTGGAGGCTTGTAAGGTATTCGCTTTGCTCATAGTGTTTGCCGCTTCGCTGATCAGTGCCGGCCGGTTCTCCTGGAGAGTGGATCCGGAGCATGGCCGGCTGGTCTCCAGTGGAAGTATTTTATAAGGTATTCGCTTCGCTCATGAGGTTTGCCGCTTCGCTGATCAGGGCCGGCCGGTTGCCAGGATAAGGAGATCCGGAGCATGGCCAACCGGGCAAAAAACAAGCCCGCTACAATTGAATGTAGCGGGCTGATGGTGGGGCAAATGATTTATATAGTGCTGTAGATGGGGAATGCCCGGCTATATGTTATTTTTTATTTTGGTTTGACGAGACCCAATAATTCCAGATACCCATTCCCCATGAATAGGTGTAAAATGCAGATAAGGCGACAACCCCCCACTGTTCGTTTGTGATTGAAGTGTAAAACCAAAATGGTTGTCCTATCATTCCAATTATGTAACCCCAACGCTTCCATTCTTCTTTTCGTGCCACCAGCCATATAGCGGAGCATCCGCAAATCAAAAGCATTATTTGTGAAAAGTCCATTAGGATTATTTTTTAGTTGTTTCAAATTGATGTAACAATAGTGCAAAGTTTTGTACAAATTTATCATTAGTGGATAATTCTCCTTCCCCGATACTTTCTAATATAGCGTGGACCACTTCATGATAAAGTGTTTGTTCAACCAATTTTCCTTCTATCCCATTTGCGTAGATAGATACAAGCGACTTAGGAAATTCACATAATCCGAAAAGATTTAAGTCCTTTAATCTGGATTCGTCTTCTTTGACAGTCCACTTAATACCTCCGAGCGTAAATTCACTTATCATAAGCTTTATTCTTAAGTATTAATTTAAAACCTATCATTGGACAAACAAATTAGCCACTGACAGGTGCGTTAATATTCTGCCTCCGGGTTTCCATTCGAGTGATGGGCTTCTCTGTTGACCGACTTGGATGTGGCTAATTTGAATTAATTACTCTGCTTTAGTGAAATCAACATAATACTCCCCGAACTCAAATTTTACATCAAGGTTTGTAATGTGTAGTTCAATTTTACCGGCAGGAGTGAACTTCCAGAAATTTTTATTTTCTTCACTGCCTGTTGTAACTGGCATAAGCGTTACTCTTGTTCCGCCTCCATTTCCTTGTTTGGTTATTTCGGCTACATTAAATTTTGCTCTTGTTGTCATTGTTATTCGTGTGGATTTTACAAAGCCCATCCAAGGCGTTATTTTTAAAAGGTCATATATCCATTTGCATAAAAAAGGTATCGCAATACTCAAAAAGAACACTATTGCGAAAAATGCAAACATCTCTGTACCTGGTCTATTTTCCATCGTTATTTTGGTTTTTTGAGTGAATGCAAAACAGCACATAGCCGCCATCCCGTTAGGCGTTATTATCCCGTAACCAATCACCCCTTGCCTTTATTTTAGTTTTCAATTCTTCAACTTCTTTAGGATACCACTTTTGGTCAACCATTTCTTTTACTTGCAATTCGGCTAGGGCTTTGTGAAGTTTATTCAATTCGTCATCGTTTAAAAAAATTGCTAATTTTCCCATATAGCTGCGTTTATTGCGAGATCAAAACGTATGTGAGCCATGATGTTGAAAATCCTGTGCCCGGGCTAAGCGCATAAATTTATTGTAGAGGTTTAAGGTCATTTTCTCGCCTTCAAGGATAGCCTCGACGTATCCACAGCAATTGACTTCAGTTTGTCTTATTCCCATTCGCAAGGAGATAAGTTTATCAATTGTCTTCCATTTGGCGGGTTTTTCCATGTCCATAAATTCAACCGCTTGCTTCAAAAAGCAGTAAGGAAAACTATCCCAATAGTGGACCATGTCATTGTGTTCAAGTATCAGTTGTTCGCCTCGCCAGTATATTTTGCATTCACTTAAATTTGTGGTGCGCTCAATTTCGTATTCCTTTTCAGGTGGTATTCTGTAAGACTGATTTTTAACATCCCAATTCCTTTTAGATTGAATGTATGCCATTGTTTCTTCGGCTGTCTCATTTTCGAATTCGATTTGAAAGTATTCCATTTGCTTTAGGTTTAAATTGTTAATCCTGGATTGTATTTTTATCCTCGAGCAACTCTTTGAAACGCCGGTCGCGTGCAGCTTTTGTTTCAAATTTTTCAAGTGTTGGCCAACCGGTATTTCCATCCTTATTTACTTTTATCCGCGGGGAGGGTTCGTCAGCTGTACGGAGGATCCGGAAGCCGGCCGCCATAACTTTTAATTGTGAATTTGTGTCCATGTGTGTGGGTTTTTGTGATTTTTTACTCAGATTTGAAACTTCTTATTTAAAATTATAGATTCAATCTCTTCCCTGATTTCGATTGATGTAGCAACCTTATTCTGTAGATATTCAAACATGAATGTAAGTTCTACTATCGAATATTTCTTTCTCCGGATAACCAGTTCTTCGTATATCTTTTTTGAATCAGCAAGGCTTTTAATATTATCAATATCGATGCAGATTTCGGAACATGTCCGCAGTGGTTTATCATCGGTAATTTTTTGCTGGAAACCGATTGCAATTATTTTTATAAATGATGAATTATCCATCGTTGTAGGTTTTTAAAATGGTAAATCACTATCTTCTGGTAAAATAGTTCTGCAGTTGGTATAACTCTCATCTCCGCACACTGGGCACCGGTAAACAGTCCAGATATCTTCCTGAACCTCGAGCCGGTCGCTCCATTTATGCACATCCCCGCACCGGGCACATTCAACCTCTCGCTGAGGATTATCTGTAGCGTCGCTCATATACTTGAAGGTTTACCGGTTACACTTAAAACTTTGAAACGAATTGCCCATACCCATGGGTTTGCATCCCAGGAACCGGCACCGTTAATTTTATTCCATAGTGATTTGAAAGATTGTTTTTCATTGTAAGTACAACGGTTTTCAAATTCATAATCTCTGAATGCTGCCCCAATTTGCTTAATACCTTCGCTTCTGCAGTCCTCTCTTGAAATATCCTGTAACCTTTCAATGGAGATATCTGTATTCTGAAGCCATATCCTGGCGATTTCTTTAGGCATGTGAATAGATGGTTTCCATTTGAAATCATCGCGACAAATTAATTTAGAATCAATGTTTCTATACTTCTCAGGTATTGAAGCATAGTACCAGTATTTTGCAGGATAATTGCCGCCCTCATACTCAAAAGCCTCATTAAGCCTGAATTTTTCTCTGACATAAAGAAGATCACCAACACCGCCAAAAGGTGAAAATGAAAGAATATAATCCGGAAATTCTTTAAGCCATTTCTTGAGATCAACTTTATCGAGATCAGATGCCAGGCGTGGAGCGTCTTTAAAGATTCTCCTGGTCATTGTTTTTCTCTCTATAGCCTGTACCATTTCCGGGCTGAATAAAATAGGGCTCTCTTTCATACTGTTACGGCCTCCTTGCCGGTTAATGATTTTAAGAATTCACGGGTTTCTTTGATTGCTCTTTCATTTGCAAAGTTTTGGGATGAAGATCCTACCCATACATCTGATCCATCAAGAAGATTGACTAATTTCTCAGTAAGTCCGAGAAGTTTATCATATTTTTCTTTCAGGTTATAACAGCCAACCATCTCCGGATCATCCACTGAAAAGTCTGATATAAATTTGTCTGGCTGATTGTTAACCTTAATGGTTATAAAGTCTTCACATTCATTCCTGGTATCGAACTTATCGAAACTGTAAACCATAAATGTGCTGCCGGTGTAGGTAACAATCTCCCATTTCCCGCTTTTCGGCTGGCGCCTGGCCCGTAGGATAGTCTTACCTTCTTTTATCCGCTCTAATCGTTGTTCTCTGGTCATTTTGTTTAATGGGTTACTGTTTTACATATACCCGGCCATCAGCGATCCAGGGCATGAATTTTTCTATTACTCCGGGCTTTGAAGTGTGCACTTCAAAATGGTTGCTATGGTAACTATGTACCAGGAAGATAATGCCGGGTATCTCAATTCCACGTGAATCGGTAAATTCAGACAGTGTGGCTACTTTCATGCCTGAGGGGAGGGTTTCGTATACCCATCGGTTAAATGCGCTTTTGTAGGCCACCGGAGCGGCTATGGTTGCTGTTTGGCTCATAATATTGCGTATTGAACTGAGTAATTATGCGTTTTAAGCAATTTTTTTAATTGCCTGGACCCGCTGATCAGGGTCTCTTGATCAGCAGTGATTGAAACTACCCTGCTTTTGGTTTCAAGCCGGATCTCTTTTTCGCGTAACCGGTAGTGAAGGTTATATCGCTGTTTTCGTGGTATCCAGTTTTGACTGAATTTTATTGCTTCCTGATGGGCCTGGTCGTACATTGCACGAAACCGTTTATCTGTATCGTACATATTGCACGCATTACGGTATGCATTGCCGGCTGTATTGTGCGATTTGCGATCGTATAACCTGCAGAGCCGGTTGAAGGAATACTTGAGTAAATCGTGGTTTATTTTGATGGCCGCTGCGCGTGCCAAAAGGATGTGATCCACTTGACTGTGACTGTGTAAAACCTTTGCTTTTACACCAAAATTCCTTGCTATAATTCTGTCTGTATCCTGATAGTTCATGGCTTTAAATTGCTAATTCAACATTGCGTGACCTTGCCGGCAGACTCCGCCGAAATTGCTCACCTGGTCACCAATTATGATATCATGTTTTGGCGACCGGGTTACATCTGTAACATTCCAGCAATCATCATAGACATTCCACCGAAGATCACCTTCCTGAATCTTTCCAGATGTGACAATAATATATCCCTCCGGAAGGGTTTCCTGCTGTAGCTGCAGCTTTGTTTTTTCTTGTAGGAACATGGCCATTTTATTACCAGAAACCAATCTCCTCCTGATATTCTACAATCTCATCAAGCATTTCCTGCAGACGATCAGTCCGCTCCTGGTACTCTTCTCCTTTTTCTGATTCCTGCCATTTTTCAGACTTATTGTTAAATGATTCTTCGCGTTTTTCGATCTCTGTAGTCAGAGATTGCTGCAGATTTTCAAATCGTTCAATGATTTTTTTCATGTTGATTTGGTTTAAAAATTACAATTAAAATGGAGGTTTATCATCGTATTCAAGGGGGGGCGGGGGTTGGCCGGCCGGATCGGATTTTTTGCCTGGTCTGGTACTGGAGATATAGATAAGCTCGCGTGTTTCGTTGTCGATGGTTTTCATGATCCGGCGATTGGTAAGATCTGTACACACCGACTCCGGATTGAGTTCATAATCGTTATACTCACACCAGGCATCCAGATGCTTTTTAAACTTAGCAGCTTTATAATCGTGCTTTTGTTTTTGTGTCAGCGTATCAGTGAAATTATCGAAGGCGTTTTTCTTGATTACGTACGTGTTGAAATAGCCATTTTCGATCGGTGAAAAGTCTGAAGTAAAACCGGTCGGCCGATTAATGAAGTAATCATTTGCCCATTTCAGAAATTCTTCATCACGTCCAAGTCCCTGAGACATGATTCTGCGCAACTGACGTTTTTCGATATTCCCTGCAGGTGGCTGAATTTTATAGAATCTCATCTGCATCTGGACGCAATAAGCCATGAAATTGTAAAACTTAACCCACTCTTCATCTGTGAAATCATCGTACAGACGGCGCCCGAATTTCGTGAGCGGTGATCTCGTTTCACGGTAGTCGTTGTATTTTGTTTTCTCATGATAATAATCAGATACCATGCAATACACTATACGGCCGATGGTGGAGGCATCGACATTCTGAAGCTCGAAATTGCTCGAGAATGACATTTTCCCGGAATCAGGATACTCGAGCGTTGTTGCTGCGTAGTTTTTCGGGTTTATCTTCCGGTTCCCGGTGATCTCAGTATAGAAGTTATTGAAAAGAGCGTATTCGTGAAGGTCATCAACCTGGATGTAATCGTGAAATTCTGTGTAACCGTCATAAATAAACTCGAAAGCCTTTTCGAGATTCAGCGCACGGCCGCCGATATAGAAGGATGCCCGGCAGAATGTGGGCGCCATCTGCAAAAGACTTTTACCCGATCGGCCTGATGCCTGGCCTATTTCAGAAATCTTTGCATCCTGCAGGAATGTTACCCATGGTTTTCCGCGATCCTTATACTGTGAAGCATGATATCCGAGAAAAAACATCTGGTTGATCAGGCAAAGATTCTGTTCTTTTATCTCAATGTCTGTAAGCTTCTGTTTTTCTCCTTTTTCATTCTTTTCTTCAGTAGCTTTCCGCCAGTGTATTGCGGAAATGTCCTGCAGGAATTTCACATAAATGAAATCGGGATCGCTAATTTTAAGTTCATACTTATCGATTTCTGCGATGAGAGCGATCTCATTATTTATCTCGAGTATTTTTTCTTCATCTTTTTCATTTGCCAGTTTATCAAGCAAAATTTTAAATGCCGGCGTTGCATTCACTTCAATTGCCGGATGTTCGTTAACCCTGATATCCCTGTCGATCAGATGGGTTATTGGTTGATTGTTAACTATGAGTTTACCTAGGATATAATTCGGCAGATCGCTGTGTGGAATTTTATCGATTTTATCTTTCCGGATCCTGATTGATCCGTTGTTGAAGTTCAGATATTCAGTGTCTGAAGAATGATTCCGGAAGTCAAGATTTACGCGCCTGATGGTTGCCAGTTGTTCTTCAGATAGCTGATTTGAACCAATGATCTTGTTCAGGATTTTCTTTATGTCCATCAGCTTACGGCTTTCAACCCACTCCATGGTGAAGCGTTTTGCAATACGTTTAAAATCATCCGGACTGATCAGCTCCACAACTTTACCGGTAATCCTTACATAGCAGTAACCGGCCCGTTTGTGGTAGATGCTGTCCATTTGATGGAAGCCATTGGCACGCAGGAAGAAGTAATAATCCTGCATGTCGATGTTATAGTTTACCTGCTGTGATTTTTTGTCTTTGCTTTTCCACCAGAATTTGACCTTTTTGGCATTGTTTTTTAATACCAGGAAATCGTAACGGGTTGCATCAAAATCATCTCCGGAGAGATTGATAAAGTCTTTGAGATCCTTACAGGGATTGCCTCTGAAATCCCTTTTAAACTTCAACCATGTGGGAAGTTCGATTGTATATAGACTGATATGCTTTAACGCGTTTTTCATTGCCTGTTCCTGCCCGGTCGTGTCGAGATCCATAACCTGGTAATGATTTTCGCACATTAGATCGAGCATTTTGAAAGTTGGGTAATCAAGATCGGCAGATTCAGAATTGAGCCAGTAAACGTGAAAGCCGAGCGCGGCCAAATTGAGCGCATCCGATTCGCCTGAACAGCGAAACAGATCCACCACCCTTGCTTCTGGCTTTTCTTCCGGAGCGACTACGCCACCGTTTTCATCATCATCGGTAAACTCGCTTTTTGCTTTCTCAAGCTGCTTGAGTCCGTACACATATTCTTTCGGCTTTTTGCCGACATATAGAAACCGGTTTTTTTTCTCCTGGTCGTGTGGCTTGTATAGCTTTTTGAAATCGCCATAGTCGAAAAGGAACATTGGATAATCGTCAGTCGCCTTGAATATATGAACTACATCGCGGTTAAGCTTTTTTGACGGACCGCAATACTCATACTGAAGGATTGGTTTGCAATTAAAGTGATCGAGTATATCTTTGGTTACATACCTCCCGATGGATGACAATTCCTTTTCGGTAATTGTTTCTTTAAAAGAAAAATTGTAATCTCCTTTTTTGTCATCCGGAGTCATTTCACGCATATCGTATTCTGCCGACCATTTACTCCGGACAAAGTCTTTACCCTCGACTTTACGGTTTATGATACACTGCTCGATATAAAGCAGAGAATCATAATATGGAAGCTGTTCGCGCCAGACAACAAAATCAATGGCACGCATGCCGTTTACCTGATCCTGATTGCCGAAATCTGTGATCCGCCAGTAACCCTGATACCATGTTATTCTAGCGCTGGCTGTTTTCTCGCTTTCGCGGATCTTAACAAACGTTTTTGGATTGCGCAAATCATCGCCCGGGAAGTAGTGCTGGAATATGATGAGTCCGGCATCGGTAGCTTCGTAAATCTTTTCCTGGTCAATGTATCTCATTCGTGGTAGTCTCAGGCGTTTCTGATGATAGAGTTGCTGTAGCCATTTCAGTTTCTGAAGCTTGAGTAATATTTTCTAAAGCTGAAACCTGGACTTTCTGTATTTGCGCAGTAAACTTTTTGAATGTTTTAAATTCTTCGAACATTACATAATCGTGATTGCTCATAGAAATAATCACTGCCTGGCTGTCAGGATTTGAAAAGCTATTGCGTAAAATGCGGAGACTCTCAATGATTGATTCAATAATATCAATTTCAGCGGGTTCTTTACCAACCTTCATTTCCTGAAGGTGCTTAATCCTATCCTGTATAGTCATTCTAGTAAGTTATTTTAAAGGTTCCGTTTTTCCAGGATACATCATCCCTCAGCTGTGATCTTTTTAGCTGAAGCGAAGCAAATGAGCCAGACGCTACTACTACTTCGCGTCTGGTTCCGGTTTCAATCCATATCAGGCGGCCTGTCGCAGGCTTCCTGATGGGTGGTTGGTAAGATTTCATCGATTACCTCATTTAAGATTTCAAGTCCTTTGGTCCAGAAATGCTTCATATGCGGGAAATCATCACGGCTAAGCAGCCTTGTATAGTGTACTTTCATTTGTATAAGCTGCAGGAAGCCGAATTGCCTTAGAAAAGGCCTTACATTCTCCAATTGCGGACCGCCAGGTTTATCCATTGTCCTGATTGCTGAGAATTTCTCTAAGAACAGTAATAAAGTCCTCGTTTTCTTTTATTTTAATGTTCAGCACATCAATCCTGGTATGATCCTTTTCGATGACCCGGGCAGTTTGCATGGCGAATGTTGCTATTTCAGTATTTTCGAGTATTGTCCTGATCATAGGACCTGAGGCGATTCGTAGTTCCTGCATTATTTAGTAGTATTTACTTCGTGAATGTGGAATTCTACATCGGATGTTTTGGTAATAATGTTTTTCAGATTCTGCCGGGCTTCCGATTCATCGATAGCCTGGATCTCGGTTACGTTGGGATATTCGTCACCATTTACCGTAATAGAGTACTTTACTTTGTAGGTTTTGAGTTCCATGTTTAAGCCTCCTTCATTGATAGTTCACGCATACCATCTTTAAATTCGCCGATTTCAAACCTGAATGATTTGTCGTATTTCTGATAGTTTTCGCACAGTACAGTATGCATACCTCTATTGATAAGATTTGCCCCTTTGTTGTTGACTGTTCTAATTAGAAATCCAGAAGCTGCTACATCCTTGTAGAATATTTTATTATCCTTCAGGATAATTTGAAACATGGTACCTTCTTTTAGCACCAGGCGTTTTGTCGCTGCCATGTTAAATGATACATTCATTTTTGAAATAATACACATAGCAGGTTTGTTACGTGTTTCGGCTTCAGTGGCCAACTCAGGGGTGATAATCAGTTCTTTCATTTTTTTTTGTTTTGGCGTGGGGACGCAGGTTTGACATTTATTTAGTGATCACATCGTAATTGTCAGGCCATACGACGCAGTCATATCTTGATCCGTAGTAGTGTTTCTCAAAGTACATTGCACCAGTTTTACCCATCCTGTCCGGAGTTGCTTCAACGACATCACCTGATTTTATTCCCAGGGAAGTCAATTCGCTAATCAATTCACCCTTGAGTTCTATTTTCATTTTACAAGCTTATTATTGAAAGCGTAAGAAATAAGGAGCCTGTCAGGATGCGAGGATCCAGACAATCCGAGCTTATTATAAATATTCGTGATGTGGTTATGCGCCGTGGCCCGGCTGATGAATAACTGATCTGCGATCGCAGATTCATTTAACCCCATAGCAAACAATTCTACTACCTCTATTTCCCGGGATGACAGATCACTTTCATACTTACAGTACTGGAGTAAACATTTATGTCTTAACGGGCAACAAACACGCTCTGTTATTATAATGAAATCATCAGTAATATCAGGCCGGCCATCACGGGTTGAGAAATTGCATGCTGAAAAATCAAAAACCCTTTTGTATGCATTTTGCGGTCCATATCCGCACGATAAACAGAGATCGACATAAATACCTGGTCTGTGTTCAGCAATGGCAGCATCAAGATGCTGAATGAACTCATGTTTCATTTCGTCGAGCCTTCGAACTTCACTAGATTCCAAATCCTCGACAAGTAACATTGTGCATTGTTGGTTCCAATATATTTCGAAACTCATGCTACCAAATTGTTTACAAGATCAAATATGTGCTTATGATAAACCTCTTCAAGCTTTACGCGCTCAAGAGATGACCACGTGTCATCTTTCATTTTATTATAAAATGATTTCTGTGATATCTCGAGCGCTTTCATTATTTCATCCCGGAGTGCCCCCTTCAACTTTTCTGAAAGCTCATAATAATCTATGAAGCTCATTTTCACACTCTTTTTGCTTTTCTCTTGCATTTTTGACATTTTTAGTGTACTTTTTACAATGCAAATATACTATTGAAATCTCAAAATGCAATATAAATAGTGCGATTGGGAGATAAATAGTGCAATTTATAAACATTCTAAATATTACTACTTTGGACTACAGTAAGATACGTGTGCTTATGATGCATAATAATTTTTCAGAGCGAAAATTGGCTACTGAAATAGGAATGTCTAATACAGGGTTCAGGACAGCATTAGAGCGAAAGACACTAAGGATAGATCATCTTGAGAAAATTAGTGCTGTATTTGATGTTCCTGTTACCTATTTTTTTAATGAATCGAATGAGATTATTGAATCTAAACCAGGGAAAAAATGCATGGATTGCGTTTCAAAAGATGGCAAAATTGAATTATTGACTAAAATGATCAAAGAAAAGGAGGAGATGATAAAGCAATTACACATTGATTTGGGACGAAATGCGCCCGGTAAGAGTGGCAAGGTCGCCTAATTTGGTTCTTGTTCATAGTGCTGGGATAGTCTTAAAAGATTAATATGAGCGTCAGGATGGGGGATGCTCCTGAAGCAATCAAAACAGGCCGGTTTTATCGGGTCATTAAAATCTGAATTATGGAAATAAATGCAGATTTAACAGCGATTGCAGCACTTGCCTACAGTCAGCTAACAGATGAGGAAAAACAGACTATTACAACAGACTATTTCTATCTGTTGACAGAGTCTGTTAAAAAAGAGAAAAATGATATGATTCCTGCAGAACGTCGGTTTATAGACCTCGCCCAGGAATTCACCTTTAAACTATTGTCTCAGACATAAATCAGATTTACGAGACAGTTTCAGACAAATCAGACAAAAATAATTTATTGATTTAAAGTTCATTATGAGTGTTTAACGAGAGTCTCCTTATCCGCACAAGATAAACACCCGCGCAAGCGGGTGTTTGTTTCTAAATATTACATGACGAGAAGTCAACCCCGCCAACGGCGGGGAGTCTCCTTATCCGTAAAAGAAATACACCCGCG